ACTTTTTAGACAGAATTTGCGCGGACTTTGGAAGCGGCAGAATGTTATGCTTTTGATGTTCAAGTTTCCTTCGTATTACTTCAATCGTAAGATCGAGAGCAGACGCGGCATTCTCCTTAGTTGGATCAGTAATCATATAGACCTCATTATTTCTAAAATACCATTCGTCGCCGATTATGAGCCGAATTACTACAGGGGTGAGCATTTCGATCGCGTTTAGGGTGCGAGTGCTAATTCCCCACTCCATTGCATCGATTCGCCAATTTTCATGATCTATTTGGATGTAATCAAATGGTGTCTTAACATTGATTCCAATCCAGCTCGGATTACGTGTGTAGTGAGGCGCTTTCCATCCTCCACTGGAAAACTGCGTGATGCCCCCTCTCCAGCCCGGCGATACCTCAAGATCACGGTGAGCATAAATATTGTATGCTTCCATAAATTCTATGTAATACGCTTTGCGTGTCTCGACTAAGCATTCATAGAAGCTACCTTCAGCAAAGAGAGTGGCAGCCGCATCCAAATATTTTCGAGATGGAGTGTTGCCAATAATTTCCGTTAGAAATATTTCATTTAAGGTTTTATCAACGACCGACTTTAGAATTGAATCACTCACATGTATCACGGTAGATAGGTGCTCTTGAACTGTTAGAGGCTCCATGATCTGGCCGTAATGCTTAGCCGTTACGCGAAGTTTATTCATTGCACGCAGCGTGCCTGACTTCGGAACTTTTATGTCACGTTTTATTATTTCTGTTACCATTCCGTCGAAATCCAGATTTTCTAATTTCTTTTCTTCGTCTGCTCCCAGCTCAACGAGTACAGCATACAAAATAAGTTCAAAAGCGTCTTGCAAAATAATTAGACCGCCTGTGGCTAAATATCTGTCGCCAGATACGCAGAATCGCTGGGCTTGCTCGAGTAGAGCTCGGGCTGTGATCATTGTTTGAAGTGTGACTGGTTTCATCCTGGCCTCTTTTTTAAACAGACAGCATGCCACAGCGGCCCTTCATGATCCGGGTTTTGTTGATGCCAACTCCACGGATGATTGAGCCTGACGGAACACGGTCACAAACACCGCCGCCGGCCGATGCGCGATCGACAGCTTGCGGCACACCTCCTCAGGACGGGACTGGTCGATGTAGCAATAGCGCAGCATGAGCCGATCACGGCGGGATACATGGCGCATGGCCAGCTCGATCACTCGTGCATCTTCCTCGTCCCCCTTGCGACGGTCGCCGGTCGGCTTCTCGCCGTTGGCCTCGCGCTCGAGGCGGTCGCAAAACGCACCGGTGGCGCTGACACCGATGGTGCGGGTAGGGCGGTAGGCCCGGGCCCAGTTCTCTAGGCGCGAGCCGATGTCGCGGTGTTGCTCCGTCAAGGTGCGATCTCCTCGCCTTGGTCTCCCATGCCGAAGCGAATACACCTGCCAGCGGCGCAGGCAAGCACTGGCGACATCACGAGCCATAAGGCAAGAGCGATCATGCTGCCTCCCGCTGTGGCACCGTCAGGCCTTCGGTGTGCTGCGCGAGGGAGAGAATGGCCAGCGCGTCGGCCTGGTTGTTGTCCTTCGGGTGGAAGCCCTTGGAGCGTGCCGTCTCGACCATGGCCAGCTTGTCGGCGTTGCCCTTGCCGGTCCAGTGCTTCTTGACCTGGCCGACGCCTACCGGCCACAGCGGCAGGTTGTTGGCCGCGTACCACATCTCCAGCATTGCCAAGAATCCGCCGTAGACGTGCGCGGCCAGCGTGCCCGCGTGTTGCTTGACGTCCTCATAGTAGACGGCGTGGATCTGGTCGGCGGTGCGCTGCTTGGCCAGGAAGGCGCGGAACTTGAGCCAGCGGTAGCTGGGCCGTTCCATGCGGCCGTACTGGAATTTCTCGGTACCGCTATACACGGCGCCATTGCGGTCGGTGCGGGCCTAGCCGGTTTGGGTGCCGATGTCGATTGCCAGGATGTTCATGGGGTGCTGCCCTCATTGTTGTTGTGGCGCTCTCGCGCGCGAAATGGTCTCGGTCAGGTGGGCATGTCGAAGCCGACACTTTCGAAAGTCCCTACGCTCGAACCTGAAGTCGGCAGCGCAGCCTGGTCGTTGCTGGCATCAAGCACGTCGGCCAGCTGGGCGCGCAGCGCGTTCTCCAACAGCTCGAGCCAGCGGTATCGCTTCTCGCCAGATGGACGGTCGGCGTCCGGACGTTGCCAGAGCAGGTCAGGTTGACCGTAAGCCTGCAGCTCGCGCTCGATCGTGGCGAAGGCTGCGCGTGATGCCTGGGTGCCGGGCCTGTCGTGGAACCGGACGTCGTGCACGGCCATCGACAGCCAGCGCAGGCGGTGCATCTCATTCGTGATCATCTGGAGCCGGCCGGAGCTGGCGCCGAAGTGGGCGAAGCACCACCATTCGGTGGATCCGGTCGTGCTAGTGGGCGCGTAGCAGCAGCGCGATCTGCGTGTTGCACGGCATGTTCGCGACCAAGTCGGCACGGCTGTCCAGGTCGACCGGCGGCGTGCTCGGGGTTGGCGGGGGCGGTGTTGACGATTTAGGTTTACATTCTCCCTGTCCCTGTCCCTGTCCCTGTCCCTGTCCCTGCCTGTCCGAATACATCACCGCCAACAACGCGCTGTCCACCCTGATCCTCGAATCGCTGGCCGGCACCAACAGCCTGCAGGGCGTCATCACCGACCTGATCTGGGCCGAATCCGAAGCTCTGGCCCATCTCAAGCTGGCCGCGATCGAGCGCGAGAACCGCGAGCTGTCGACAGCAGATTGGATCGACCGCTACCTCGATAGCATCGCGGCCTGAATCGAACGTGCGGCGCGCCCGGTAAAGCGCGCCTTGCCAAGTCCAGGTCAGAAAACAGGAACTGTGGGATCAGCGCATGCCCCGTCGCACTACGTTAGGTGCCGCCAGCCTGGGGCGCACAGGCCGATGCCGGACATCGATAAAACCGGACACCCAATACCTAAGCCGGCCGCGCCGGCGCCAACCCGAGGGAAAGTGATGGACCAAATTTTTGAGATCAGGGATACGAGTGGCGCACAGTTGATGGCCCCGGGCCACAAAGGCAATGTGCGCGCGTACTTCGATCAGAACGACTACGAGGGCGAGGTTCGGCGCTTCGATGAAGACGACGTCACGGAAATCGTCTCTGCCGATGTGCGCGATTCGGAGTGCCCATGATCACCGCGCCGGTCGCAGATGTCGCAGCTTGCGCCAGAATTCGGACCGAAGCTATTGATCGGGCGAACGTGCTGGAACGGCGCGCCGCTGGACGGCGGCGCAACGAAGGCATTATTTCGACGCTACCTTGCACACCAGCGCGGACTGCCGCTCGAAAGCGAAGACCGGAAAGCCGAAAGCACGCTGCACGAGAACGAGAAAAATGAAGCTCCACGCTTGCTGCTGGTGTTCGGCAAGATGAAACCGTCAGCAATCAAGCCACTTCATATCTACAAGTACCTTGATCTGCGGGCTGCAGCGGGCGCGCCGGCGAAGGCGAACAAGGAAATTGCTCTGCTGTCTGCCGTCTTGGAATTTGGGTGCCGTAAGGGCGAGCTTGAGCTGAACCCGTGCTGCGAGATCAAGTACAACAAGACGCGCCCAGACACGCGGTACGTGAAGCCAGCTGAACTCGATCTGGTGATGCAGACGGCGCGTGATCCCGGCGGGATGTACGTGGTCGCGGCGCTGTGCTTGCGCGCGGCATATCTCACCGTCAGTCGTCCGGACGAGATGCGACACGTCATGCGCCAGTCGATTACTGCGGATGGAATGGAAATGTTGGTGGGCAAACGAAGAAGGGACGGGCCCCAAGGTTCAAGCTCATCGAGTGGTCGGACGATCTGCGGGTGGTCATCGACGAGGCCTTGGCTCTCCAGCGCACGACGAGCCTATACGTTTTCGGCAACAGCGACGGCCAGCCCTATACCATCAGCGGGTGGAATACGAACTTGCACTGGCTGATGGAGCACACGGCGAAAAAGGTGGAGAGGGATGGAGTTGAATTTCGAAGGTTTACACTTAAGGATATGCGTCCCGCAGCGGTAACCGACAGGATGGATGAAGGGGATGAAACGATAACGAATGCTACGGGGCACAGTAGCGATCGCATGGTGCGACAGGTGTACAACAGGCGAAAAACAAAGATCGCCAGGGCTACGGAGTAGCCCGACCA